CTATATTAAATTTATAGCCTCTAACAGTTGTTCCAGCGTCTTATGAGTGTAAACCCTTTCTGTTACATCGGAGCTTGCGTGTCCTAAAATTAATTTCTTGATTTTTACGTTTACGTCCTTATCGTCAAGCAGGCTTGCACAGGTGTGGCGGCCGTCACCGGGCAAATGGTCCATCTTGAACATGTTCATTACCGGCTCCCAATATCTGCTGCGGTATGCGTCATATGATATGTTCTTGCCTTTCTCATTAGAAAAGATACATTTACCGGTACTACGTTCGCAAGCATCCTTGAAGAAGTCGAAGATTTTATCAGCAATAGGAATTCTTCTGCCACGGCCTGCCGCGGTTTTCATGCCGCCAACGAAGAATTTATTTTCAAAGTCAACGTCCGCTTTCTCAACTTTCACTAACTCAGTGGGGCGCATACCGGTATAACAGAGGATAAGCACAGCTTGCACTTTTATATCCTGGCTGTTCTCCCATAATATAGCAAGCTCCTTTTGTGTCAGCGGATTATGTATTCTGCTTTCAACCTGGGGCGGTAGGCTGGTAAGCTCAACATAGTTCTTTACTATAATATCATTAGCAAGCGCATATTTGGCCATCAGATTACATACGATTCGGATTGCCTTCTTGGTGGCGTAGCCTTTGTCACAGTCATTTATGATTTGCTGGAATTGTGCAGTCTTAATATTCTTAAATGGTATATCCCATAGCGGCGCGCAGCGTTTATATGCTGCCTTATATTGGTTGGATTGCTCTTTGCCGTCAACGTAGGTTGCAGCTTCCCATCTCTCGTGTACCTGGGCAAACGTCAAGCCTACGCTTTCAACATCATAGGGCGATTGATTGTAATCGGCTAGGGCGTTAAGAGCTTCCGTGCGCTTTGCATAGTAGCCTAGTATTTTCATAAGCTGACGGCCCTCATCAGTAAAGCCCGTTGTGATGCGGACCATATACGGCCGCCGCCGGTTCCCGGTCAGCTTCGTAACGGAACCATAGCCGTTAGGTAATTTCATGTTTAGTTGCTCCTTCCTTTTTCAGTTGTTGCATTTTTTGCAACAGTTGGGGATAACATGTGCATAAACTCTTTAAGCGCTTATATGAAGTTATTATTCACAAATTAAACATATTATCGTGATATAATATAAGTAGGTGTTCGGGGCGGCTGTGCGGTCCGGTGTAGGCGCAGTAGACGGCGCAGCTTCCGTGGGCACATATACAAGCACTTTGTACTTTCATTTTTCGGGGTGTTAGATGAAAGCACGATTCTTGATTTTTTCTTAGCTCTCCTTTTTTCTAGGTTTTCATGTTTTTCAAATTTTTTTCATGCAAGGCAAACCTCCTTTCAAATTGTGTTTACGATTCGGCAAAAACAACAGCAACAATAGCTCACGTGTACGGCGTGGGCTATTGTTGTTTTTGTTTGAAAGCCTCATCGCGTAATTCCAAATATAATTCTGTTGCAGTCATATGTTTAGTATCTTTGGAAGTCTTTCCTTTGAATATCGCATACAAAATAAAGAGGACGTAGCAGGCAGTAGAAAACCATACAACCAAATAGGTAACAGGACTTACAGTTTTAACTATAAGTATAAACGGAATTAAAGATAATATAAACAAATATAAATTATCGATATTCTTATATAAATAACATAAAAATTTGACAGTAGCAACGGCTACTACTCCGTTGACCAGCGCCATATAGCCGGTGCCGGCGCCGAAACCCGCACCAAACACGAATACCAAGCAATAAAACTCAAATTTTGTCATAACGCACTTGCTCCTATATTTAATAATAAAAAAATAATGGGCAGCTTTTAGACTGCCCATGTCACGCCTTGCGCCAATGGCACAGCGAAAATTGTTTGATAGAGGTTCTTGATCTGTAGGCTTATAGTGCCACTGTCAACCATGTTAACCACCTCACTTTCTGTCTTTATTTGATTTAATAATAGCACATTTAAATGTAAACTGCAATTCAAATAATTACTTTTCCTAAAACTCTTTATAATGAGCGAGCTTAGTGGTAGAATATAAATAGGTTCTTAATGTTGTAGGCCTGCTTTAATTTGAATGGAGGGCACAATGCAGGTTTTATTGAGTAGGATAATCGGTATATTGCGGGAAGTGAAAGATGAAGAAACGCTGGCTGTCATATACAGTTTTATCCTTGGACTTGTAGACGAAGATTGATTTTTTTATTTGCTGCACTAATTTAAAAGGCATAGCAAAATCCCCCGTACCGCGGATGGTACGGGGGATTTTTTTATTTGCCGGTTATTTGCTTTTTGCCAGATTATGAACGAAATCTTCAAATAAAGTTTTCATTTCGGGCGGCAGTTTGAGATATTCCAAAAATAGATTCTTGGTAAACTCATCATCTGTCTTTAACAGTTTGCCGATTTGCAGTGCTAATTCTTCGTTGGTTGTATTCCTGGCGCGGAACATATTTCCTTCGCCAGTGCGTAGCCAATCTTCATTAACATAGAATTCTCGACAGATGTCTTCTATTACTCTATCTGTAATTCCCTTGCCTTCCTTTTCATACTCGCTGACGGTACTAACTGCACGTCCTAGCTTTGCGCCGAACTCAGAAAGCGTTAGCTTAAATTGCTTTCTTACTAAGGATATTCGACTGTTTATCGTCTCCATATAATCACCTCGCTTTGCTATATATATTATAGATAATCGAAAGAAAAATAGCAAGGAAAATTTTTCGATTATCGAAAAAAAGATTGACAAAACGAAATGAGCGTAGTAGTATAATATACGTAAAGCGAATAAAAATTTCGAGAAACAGAATGGAGGTGAGAACAATGGAAATGTTAGCAACTTCTTTCGCAGTAACCAGCGGAACGCTAATGGGATTGCTGATATTTGTAGTAATTACAAGCTTGCCAGAATTGCGGCAATGGCTTTTGAAGAAAGGCTATAATCAGGCATTCCAGGAAGTGGACCGCAGGCAGGCTGATACTGAACGGCAAGTAGAACTGCTGCAAAGGCGCGTGTTTGAGCTGGAAAGAACTCTGCGAGGACATCTTGTTCGGCATTCCATAAACGATATTCAAAAGAACATTGAGGCTCGTTTTGGAGATGGCGTTGGTAAGCGTAAAGCATGAGTTTAAAGAGTAAGCGATAAGCTTCTTTCTTGGCAGCGCGTTTTCTCCGTTCCTCGCGTTCCCGGTGCTCGGCAATGTATTTCTGAGTGAAGTACGAAACAACAAGCGCTGAAGCGGTGGCGAGGAACTGGGACAAAATTATATCAATAGTAATAATATCACCTCCTTGCTACATTATAGCACGGGAAGAGACGGAAAGGGGCGAGAATAATGGAAGTAAAGCAAGAAGTATTCACTGAAAAGCGCGTAAAGCGCACGGCGGTTGATATGTCCAAACTTAAAGCGGACGGCCTTATGGTTGCGGCCGCATATATGCAAGGCTTGCAAGCTGCCGTAAAACTGTGTGAACAGCAACAACAGGTAGTCGGCCAGTAGTAGGGCTGAAATAGAAACAAGCCCCGCGCCTAGCGTCGGCGCGGGCAGGAGGTGTGCTTTGAATAGTAGGACCGACAAAGATTTGAAAAGAATCATGGGCGCAATCCGGTGTGACACGCTGGAAGAAAAAGCTAAAAAGAAAGAACGCGCAGAAGCTATTGAAAGAGCTGAAAAACGCCACGAAACGGCAATGCGCTTTCTAAAGCAAAGGAGGCAGTAAGATGCTTGGAAACGTTCCTATTAAAACAGCCGCGCGGCTTATGCAAAAAAGCGAAATGTTTGTACGTATGGGCCTGCGTAGTGGCGCGTTACCGTTTGGCGTGGCTATTCACGCTAGCAGTAAAAAGAGTTGGGCTTATCATATCAGCCCGGCAAAGTTTGCAGAGTACATGGGGATTACACCCCTTGACCTGGAGGCAGAAGTATGGAGGTATGAATGAGCAGGAAGAAGAGAAAATGCGCTGTGTGCGGTAAAGACTTGTCGCGTGCAAACTACTCTAAAGTGGTAGACAAGGAAAGCGGCCTGCTTGTTACCGTACGCAGCGGCGGCGAGTGCTGGCGCAAGATGATTATGAAAGGGTGGGGGAAATGAGCAAGACTACTAAAGGTTTAGTGAAAGCGTTTGTCATCACTGTTATTCTGCTTGCCGGTCTTGTCTTTCTGACTGGTGGCAGCGCTGCAAAGCTGGCCATTAGAGCACATGGCTTTTTGTTCCCTAGTTATAGCAGAACCCTGGTTGCTTATTACGTAAGCGAGGGGGAAACAGTGTGGGATATTGCAAATGCTCACATGAAAGAGCAGGACAAGTACAGAGATTGTCGCGAGCTGATGTTTGATATTCGCAAGCATAACAATCTCATAGGTAAAGAGTTACAAGCGGGACAACAAATTGTTATCCCTTTGTATAAAGAAATCTAATTTTATTTTTTGAAAGGAGATTGATTTTATGAACAACGAAGAAATTTTCCAATGGGCGGTTGAAAATTTTCTCTGCAAGGGTGGCGTAGTGCTTGCCGCTAACGATAGCAAAAGCATTGTAGGTGCCAGAGGCACTTTTGAGAAAATCAGCGAGAAGTTTATAAAAGTGCTCGTCGGTATGAGTGTGGCTATCATCAAAAAGAACCCCGAAGATTTTGAAATTCTCGTAGCTGCTACTATGAGCCATTTGCTGGCGCTTGCGGAAATTGCTGAGAAAAAATACGATGCGCCGCAACTCAGTAGTAAAGATGTGATTTATCGCGTCGCAATGACATTATGCGATAAAGACGCTGCTCGTTATGCAGCACTCTCTACAAAGCACATGTTAGAAGAAATGGAGGATGAGGCTTGATGAAGGGTAAACTGATTATGACAGTTGAGCAGGCGGCCGACCGCGTGGCGTGGGAACGCGTCCGCAATAGCGGTATCGGCGGCAGTGACATTGCCTGCATCATGGGACTTAATCCCTGGAAGAGCGCTTACGCACTCTACGCTGAAAAGCATGGCGACGTAGAAGTAGAAGACCTTTCCAATAATGAATTTGTATATTGGGGCACGGTCCTTGAACAAGTGGTAGCTGACAGATTCTGCGAGCTGACCGGCAAGAAGGTTCGCAAATGCGGCACATTGCAGGATGAAAGCTATGAGTTCATGCTGGCGAACGTCGACCGCCTTGTGGTAGGCGAGAATGCAGGCTTGGAATGTAAGACTGCGAACGGCTTTAAGTCGAAAGATTGGGACGGGGACGAGCTGCCAGATTCTTATTATTGCCAGTGTCAGTGGTACATGATGATTACCGGCTGCGAGAAGTGGTACATTGCCTGCTTAATCGGCGGCAACCATTTTGTATGGAAAGAAATTCCCCGCAACGATGAGTTTATTTCAGATATGAGAGCGCAAGCGATTATATTCTGGAACAACCTGCAAAACGATATTCCGCCGGAGGTTGACGGCAGCGAAAGCACTGCCGCAACCATTGACAAAATGAATAAGGATAAGTTAGCGGTTGACAGTATCGCATTGCCTAGCGCAGCAGAGCAATACATTAAGTGTATTGACGGACTGACGGCAACGAAAAAGGTACTGGAAGAACAGTTAGGCCAGGCACAAAATGCCTTGAAGCTCATGCTTGGCGGCAGCGAAAGCGGCGTGTTTATGGATAGAAAAATCACCTATAAACAAACTGCTGCAAGAGTAACGCTGGACAGCAAGGCGCTGAAAAAAGACCTGCCGGAGGTATACGAAAAGTATGCTAAGGTTGGCAAGCCTAGTATGAGGTTCACGTTAAAATGAGCCTTACAGAGCAGGAGAAATTAGGCGTTACCCTATTCCATAAAAGGAAGGAATTAGGGCTGCTGCAAGGTGATGTTGCTAAAATGGTCGGTTTAGAAAAGCCAACTATCAGCTCATACGAATGTGGCGTAGTTAAAAATATTGCATTGAGTACACGTATAAAATTGGCACAAGCATTGGACTTGTCGCTGGAAGAAATTCTGTATGACAGTGAAAAAGATTGTTTGAAGTTAAGAATATTTAAAGGAGATAAAGAATAATGGCAACTATTAATGGTATTGCAAAAAGAGCGGCAGCACCTGCGGCAGCTAGCAAAGCACCTTCTGCATTGGGTGTAATGATTGGTAGCACAAGCGTGCAACAACGTTTTGAAAAGATGTTAGGCAAGAAAAGCGCAGGCTTTCTTTCCTCTCTGCTGACACTGACTAACAATAATAAATTGCTGGCCACGGCGAACCCGAAAACTATTCTGGCGGCTGCTGCCACGGCGGCAAGCCTGGACCTGCCTATTAACCCGTCTTTGGGTAAGGCATGGATAGTTCCCTATAAGGGCAGCGCTCAATTCCAGATTGGTTACAAGGGCGTGATTGAGCTTGCAATGCGTACCGGTAAGATGAAGCATATCATCATGACACCGGTGTACGAGGGCGAAATCAGAGATTGGAACAGATTCACCGAGGCATATACGCCGGGCGAAAAAACTTCTGATAATATTGTAGGCTACTTTGCAAGATTTGAAACCATTAACGGCTTTAGCAAGACCGCATATTGGACTAAGGAAGAAGTTATCGCTCATGCCAAACGGTTCAGCAAAGCATTTAATAGTGGCCCGTGGCAGTCTGATTTTGATGCTATGGCTTGCAAAACCGTTCTTCTCTCTATCATGAAAACTTACGCGCCTATGTCTATCGAGATGCAGGAAGCGTTAGAGAGCGACGGGAAAGCTGCTGTGCTCAACGAAGAAACCGGCGAGGCTGAATACATCGACGTTGACGCAGAACAAGCGCAGGAGCTTACAGAGGGCGGCAAGGTTGATACTGCAACCGGCGAAATCTTCACGGCAGAAGAAATTGAAGCAAGCATGAAATAACTAAAATCATCGCGGGGACAAAATGTCCCGAAAAGCGGGGACAAAATGTCCCCCAACTTTGCGACAAAATGTCCCCTAAAAATTTGAAAGGGGTGGGACAAAATGTTGAATGTAAAAGCGACGCCGTGCGAAAAAAGTAAAGCAATAGTTCTTGTAGGTGAAGGACACTTTGGCTTCAGCAACAAATTTGCGGACGATTTAGAAGAAGCAAAGCCAGATGCTTTCGACTTATTCTTTGAGCTTGTTAAGGGAGCCGTTGGACTTCATCTTCTTTCTATGTATTCGCATAGAAAAAGCAATCCGAAACGCTGGTATAGATTTTTGAAGTTCTGCAAGAAGGACGGAAGAATCAAAGTATACCGGAAGAACAATAAAATGGTGTACGAAGTACCGACATACTTTGAGGAGTAAAACATGGCTGGCAGGTATTATTGGTTAAAGCTCAACGAAAACTTCTTTGAAAGTGATGTTGTTGAGTGGCTAGAGGACCAGGAAAACGGCGAAAAATACGTACTCTTGTACCTTAAATTGTGCTTGAAATCACTGAAAACTGACGGCGTACTTGTACGGCAGGTCGGCAAAATGACTGTGCAGCATACGGCTGAATCAATCGCCAAACAGACGCAATTTGACATTGAAGTTGTCGAAAATGCGCTTGCTTTGTTTGAACAAATTGGCCTTATTGAGAAGAACGATAAAGGCGAAAGCTACTTGCCGGAGGTTGCTAACATGACCGGCAGTGGGAGCGCGTCAGAATCAGCGACGAAGAAAAAGGCACAACGGCAAAATAAAAAAGGACAAAATGTCCCGAAAAGTGGGGACAAAATGTCCCCTAACTTTGGGACAAAATGTCCCCACGAAAAGGGGACAAAATGTCCGACAGAGATTAGAGATAAGAGTATAGAGTATAGAGATAAGAGTATAGAGTATAGAGATAAAGAAAAGGATGATTATCATCATCCTAAAAGAAATGACGATGACGAGGAAAAAACGCATACTGAAATTTTTGCCTTGTGGGAGAAAAACATGATGCCGCTTACTCCAATCGTCGGAGAAAAACTGCAAGCCTTGTTAGGTGAGGTTGGCGAAGCTGCCGTTGAGCAAGGAATACTAGCGGCGGTAGAGCACGGCGCTAGAAACTTTGCGTATGTGCAGACCGTAGCAAGAAACTACGTCAGCGGCAACAGCAAGAAGCAGAATGCAGGTGCCGGATATTCTAGCATGGACCTGGTAAACGAACTTTACGGAGATGTAGGAGGTGAGGGCGATGCTGCAACAGCAGAGAATAGCCCAAACGATTGTTAAGCTGCAGCAGGCAGGTAAGCGGATGCCGCAGGATATGCGGCAAGGATTTGACCGCCTGGAAGAAGCGAAAAGAATACTCTCAGAGACAGTCAACCTTTGGGCGAGTATCTTCAACCAGCAAAATATAGGCCTTGAACGCTGGGAGAAAGCAGAGCAGATTGCGCTTACCTTGACCGGTGCGAACGGCCTTAACGTGAATATAATCAGCCCGGCGCTGATGCAGGCTGCTTTGAAGCAGGCAGAAGAAGCTCATGTGCAGGAGAATATAAACCGCTGCAACATGGAGAAGCTGAGCGACGGCAAGCCGCTTGCTGATAGGCTGAACAGTATGCTGCTGAAATGGACGGCGGCAAAGCTGACGGAACACCGGCTCATTATGCCGTATATGCCGCAGAACAAAGATGTGTTTGAATACGGCCGGCAGCTTGGCTTGAATGATAACGCTATTGACAATCAATTCCGTATCCTGCAATGCTACATGAACGACTTTACGTACAGTCGCAAGCATAATGAGCCTTGTAAAAGTAAGCTGCTGAAATGTGGCGATACGCTTACTCTGGAGGTGCTGGCGTGAGGGATTGGATGGCGTGGATTGGCGCTAAATACGGCACATTGACCGTTGAGAAGTATTTGGGCAACCAAGGAACCAGGAACACCTTCTTTTTAGTGCGGTGTGACTGCGGCAAAACAAAAAAAGTTATAACTAGCGACTTCTTAAAAGGTAAGGCAAAATCTTGCGGCTTATTGAAATGCAAACGCGCGGTTGCCAGTGCCAAGCTGTTGGATTTACCCCGACCGCCTAAAGGCGACGCGGACCCGAATCGACAAACTGTTAGCGCAATAGAAGCACGCTTAAAGCCTAAATACTTCTGTAAGGCTGTTGCTCCGGAGTGCACGATAAGCACACTCTTACACATCTGCTGCTGTGAGTGCGACAGACCTTGCAAGCGGTGCGAGAATACGCCGCAGAAGTGCGGAGCGAGGGAGAGAAATAATACCGCGAATCACTCATCCTAACAAGGGTTGTTGAGGTGGCGAGCTGCACAGGCTCAAAGGCTGATTACCTGGAAACACCGCATTGAGTGCTAAGAATAAACGTAAACGCTGGCGATAACTGCGCAGTTAGTCTAATCAGCTTACTGTATGGGTGGCTTACTAGCGTGCCCGGCTCATGTGTAATAAAACACGAAAGAGCTGGCGTGAGTGAAACACGTAGTATTTTTTAGCGGCGGCGCGTGTAGTTATTGCGCTGCTAAGCGAGTTATAGAAAACGTCGGTAAAGAGAACGTTGTCCTGCTTTTTACCGACACGAAAATAGAGGACGAAGATTTATACAGATTTATCGACGAAGCAGCGGAGAAGCTGGGCGCGAAATTAATAAAGATTGCTGACGGTAGGACGCCGTTCGAGGTGTACCGGGATAGCAAATTTTTAGGCAACAATCGCGTCGCACCGTGTAGCCATATCTTGAAGCAACAAACGGCCCATGATTATATTTTTAGCAATTACGCTCCGGAAGAAACAGTGCTGTACCTGGGGTTGGATTGGACGGAAACACACCGTTTTAATGCACCGAGGAAAAATTGGGCCCCGTTCGAGGTTAAATATCCCATGAGTGAAGCGCCGTATCTTAGCAAGGCTGATATGCTTGAAGTGCTAAAAGCTGACAGTATAGAGCCTCCAAGACTGTACGCTATGGGGTTTGCGCATAATAATTGCGGAGGCTTCTGCTGCCGCGCAGGGCAAGGACATTTCGCAAAACTACTTGAAGCGTTGCCGGACCGATACGCAAGAGCAGAGCAGGAAGAAAATTCCATGCGTGAGTTATTAGGCAAGGACGTGGCGTTCATGAAAAAGACCACGAATGGCGTTGCAAAGCCTTATACATTAAGGCAACTTCGACGGGATGTGGAAACTCATAAGGAGATTGACTTATTTGATATTGGCGGCTGTGGCTGCTTTGTTGATAGTGACTAAAGGAGGTTGAAGAACATGATGAATAAAGAAGAAGTTCGCCAATATTGGCGACACCAGGAACGAATGACGGCCTTAAAAGTTTTTTGTTTATCGCTTATAGGCGCGGCATTGCTGGTTGTAGGTTGTGGGGAAACGGCAGAAGAAATTGACGCGAACAATGCCAAAAGCAGAGCCGCCGTTGAAGCTGCCAGCGCGAATAATAATATCAAAAGCACCGGTAGTGTTATTGCTAAAAAAGTAGGTGGTAGCGCAACTATCATCTTGCCAGACAATCAGAAGTTGCAACTTGTTACATGGAAAAATGACAATATGTGGGTGCTTTATCGTCCTATGAGAGCTGATGAACAGGCGGAAACTTACACTTATCAAGAAGATAGTAAGTTCGGCCTTTTGGAAGCGAAGATTGTTATTCGCGAGGTGAAGAAATGAGAGTGATTAAACCAGACGAGAGCCGTAACATGTGGCGCATAAATCGTCATGTGGCAGGAGTGAAGCGCCGTATCCTCAAATTGACACATGGGCCGCTTAAAAGATTGAGATTTTTTCAACATACAGGCCAGTGTATTAATTCCTTGGGAATGTGCTCCTTTAATTGGCTGAAGCTCAGACTTAACAACAGAAAAATATACGTGGCGTATCGTATTCGCGTGTGGATAAAGAGAGATTGAAAGGCTGGTGATAGAAACAATGAAAGCTAAACAACGAAACAGGCATGAGCGCAAGAAGTATCTTAAGGCTTTACGGTACGGCGCTAGGTATGAGGTTATAACCACGCCAGCCGTCCGCGAGTTGATTATCAATAAAAATAAACACCGCGGGCAGCAGATTTTGCGCTATTACAAGCGCTGCAAAGATGATGCTTACGCGTTGTTGCAAAGAGAAATGGAGAGGAGGGAGTAAATCATGACCGTTAAAGAACTTTACGAATGGGCGAAAGCCCGAAACGCAGAAGATATGACATTGCACGTAGATACATGGAATGAGCTTTTCAATGAGTTGGTGGTTGAAAGCAATTTAGCAATCGCCAAATTAGACAGTAGCACCACGGCGGTGGTTATTCGGAAATAAAAAGGGGGGATAATAAGTGACAGCTTGCGAAAGTGGTATTTGTGATATTTGTCACAAAGAGTATAAAAGTTTAAGCAGAAAGTATTACCATTATGGCTTCCCTTGGAAGTGATGAAGAATTTTTTGCTACCATCGTAACAACAATAATCTTAGTGATTTTAGTTTCAGGAGGCCTTGAACTGTACGAAAAAATAAGAAGATGGAAAAGAAACGGAGGTAAAAATAATGGCTAAAAATTTAATCCCGGAAATTGCAAAGATGCTCGGCGTGGAGTTGAACGAAGAGTTTAAGGTCGATAAATACGACGAGTTGACTTTTAAATTTGCCGAAAATATGTTGATGGCAAGAGCTGATTTCAAAGGGGCGAAGTGGGGAATTACCTACGTAGTTTTGAGCGAATTACTGGGTGGCGATGCAGAAATCATCAAGTTGCCGTGGAAGCCGAAATTTGGTGATAGGTATTTTGGTGTCTTTGAATTTAACGGAAAGTTGATGGTATGCAGATATGACATATGGAGGGGAACTATTGCTGAAGAAGCACAATATAGATGTGGCTGGGTATATCGTACCAAGGAAGAAGCGGAAGCTGCCTTGCCTAAGGTAGCTTCGGAATTAGGAGTGGAATATAAAATTTAGGAGAGAAAACTGCAACATGTTGCAAAAATCTCTTGTAAAAAGGAGGCAATTATGAAAAGAACCATTGGCAATAAACTTAATGACTACAAACATTTGAAACCGCCCGGAAGTGAATTCTTGCCACGATTAGTAATGATTAGACGTGCCGTAAATGTTGTTTTTAGAAGAAATAGATATGCGTGGCTCAGTTTAAAAAAAATGTTTGTGCAAAGAATGAAAGCAAAGCACCCGGAAGCCGTCGAAAAATGGCCGAAAAAACGTAGACAGTAAGGAGGCAAAAATGCTGATTAAGATTGACGAAACGCAATGGATTAAAGCAAAGAAAATAAATGCGGTTAAAGTACATCAAAGAGGCATCAAGAAACAGTGGGATGTTTGCGTGTATACAGACAGAGAGAAATGTGTCTATGGCACTTATGATACTAAGGATGAGGCCTTGCGAATTCTCGATTACTTGGCTGCAACTATCAACAGTAAAAATAAATAACTAGCCCTAGGGTGCGGCGGCTGGGTTGCCGAATGGCAGTAGGTTCCCAAGAATTCCCACGCCGTCGCTTTTTATAAAAAGGAGGCAGAAATGATTAAGTTTATTTCTTACGACGGAGCTTGGCCTAACTTGTGCCGTGGAACTTTGACTGTCGAGAAGGACGGAAAGCAATATTCTATGGCGAATGTTTTAGTATCCGGAGGAAGTGTAAGTTTTGACAACGACTGGGAAGAGTGTATTGAAGAAGGCGACTGGTCAATAGACCGCGATGCTCTTGTACCAGAACTGCAAGATGACTGGCGCGAATTAGAATCTTTAGTAAACGATGAGATTCCGCACGGCTGCTGCGGCGGTTGTATTTAAGGAGATAAGAAAATGAAAAAAACAACGGTTAAATATCTTTATGAAGTATCTGTCAGCTATCCTTTAGTATCCATAAGCAAATATAGATGCTTATCATGCAAAGTTAGTTTTTTGGATGCGGATGCTGACTATCAATACTGCCCTTACTGCGGCAGAAAGATTAAAAGGACAGTTGATTAAGCCCATGGGTGCGGAGGCGTGGCTGTATTTAAGGAGGTACCAAAAATGATTGACCACAAAAAATTAAAGCAGGCGGTAAAACTGCTGAAAGAAAGCGGTGCTGATTACGCGCTTGGCTATGACTGCGGCGGATACACAACTTACAGCGCGTCTATGATAGTAGACCACTGCAACATTTTTGACAGCATTATGAGAGAGGTCATCATTGGAGCAGCAAGAGTTGTCTATATAAATGATGGCGAACCGGGCGCTCTACGAAGCTTAGATAGAATGAGCACAGCAATTACGCATGCTCGTCGTGAAACAAAGTTTAGAGCAGGTGAAGAAAGGGTGGAAAGCAATGATTGATTATAAGAAAGCCGAGCAGGCGGATAAATTGTTGTTGGAAAGCGGCGTCCCGTTTATGCTTGCTTACGATGATACTGCTAAACATATGATTTGCCGTGCGTTCGGCAACTATCCGACACTTAAAGAGTTTATAGTGACGATGATGGTGCAGGCTGTGGTAAATGTACAGAGCAAATACGGCGAAGAAGCAGCCATGAAGGAATTGATGGGTATGATGACTGAAGCGGCACAACAGTATTGCGAAGCAACAAAAGGAGATGAGAAATGCGAGGTACTGAATTGATGAAACATTACCGGCTTAGATGGGAAAGTATAGCGTTCCCAGATATGGGACTTACAGAAATCGTTGAGGCAGAAACGGCGAAAGACGCTAAAGTCAAGGCTGAAAAGAATTCTACCGATGAATTTCTGTCAGTATATTATTTAGACGAAATAGAGGAGGTACCAGAATGTGTAGTAAACATATGAGTGAATTCGTGTGCCAACAGCTTGACGAATTGGAGGCGCTGTTTAAGAAAAAGCATGAACAGTATTCCTCCGGCGCAGATGAGCTTGCTAATTTTCGCTGCGGCGCGCTGCTGAACGGACGCACGGACGATGCAGAGGGAATGTTTGAGGAACTGAAAGCGTATGCGGCAAAGCATATCGCTTTTGTTTATACTCACGATATTCACGGCGATAAAATCGCTGAAAGTTTGAAGGACATTGCCGTATATAGTCTGATTGGCTTGTATATGGCAGAGCTGGCGAAGGCTGAGGACGAAGAAACATATAGCCTGGGGCCTTGCCTTGATAGTGCTTTAATCGCAGCTGCAAACAAAAGCATTAAAGCTTTTCGCGAGGTGCAACATGAGCTTGATTCTGCTCGTGCGGTGCGGGATAAGAAAGAGGATACAGAAAAATGAATTTGACGTTTACGATTCCAGGCGAACCGACGGCGCAGGGCAGACCTCGCTTCTCTACTCATGGCGGATTTGTAAAAGCATACGACCCGGAGAAAAGCCGCAACTATAAAGCCTATGTCAAACTGTTAGCTAGTGAAGCGATGCAAAATATAGGGCTGACACTCACGGAATTGCCCCTGGGAGTAGAGATAATAGCTGACGTGGGTATTCCTGCCAGCAAGTCAAAAAAATTCAAGGAGCAGGCTTTAAACGGCTTACAGTTACCGATAAAAAAACCCGATGTTGATAACGTCGCAAAGATTATTCTTGATTCTATATCTGGTATTGTCTATAAGGATGATAAACAGATTGTTAAACTTACAGTATCTAAAAAATATAGTGACATACCGAAAGTTGAGGTGAAAATTTATAATGTTGAATAACTGTTTAATACTTGGCTGGGTGAAGTTTGAACCTACGGTGCAAGTTATGAAGAACGGCAAAGAGGTATGCAACCTTGAAATTCAGTGCTCCAGAACGTACCTTGATAAGGACGGCAAAAAGATTTATGACTACATTTCCTGCCGCTGCTTTATCCCCGGACTGATTAAATATATCAGCAACTACATCACAAAAGGCACGCAAGTTATTGTCGGCGGACGCTTCCAGACTGATTTATACGTGGATAGAAACGGCAAAAATTCTAAAGCAAGCTATTTACTGCTGGAGCATTTGGAAAGCGTAAAGATTGCGCAAACCACTACGCCTTATCCCCCAAAAGCGGAACAGAAAGACCCGCTCGATGATGTGGACTGGTAAAGAAAATGGATTACGCAGAAGCAGCAGACCACGTAGAAAGTTTGTTCTTCGCTAAAAATGCTATTGGCAAAGCGGTTGTTTCTGCCAGGATGCAGCAGAGGGCAGAACGCTTGGAATTTGATATGAGGACCGGCGGCGATTCTACGGCACGGCTCGCGATTCAAGCAGTAACGCCGCTTGCTGCGGTCCGGTGTATTTATCTTGGGCAGGCGTTTTTGGTTTATCAGCCGGAAAAATGGCTGGATGTTATGGAACGTTCGCTTCTTCTGTTTCGGCAGCGGTTTGGTGACAAGTCTTATAAGGCGATTCAGCACCGGTATGTATACCATTGGACGGTCCGCAAAATCTCCGTTATGGATGAAATTAGCCCGCAGGTGTACGCGCTCCGTCGCCGCTCATTCATTGACGGCCTGCTCATGCTGGCGATTCAAGAAGGACTGCTTCGGATTGACATAAACGCCAACAGTTTCCAAAAGGCCAGGGCAGAACAGAAAAAAGAAGGTTAAAGGCAGGCGCTGCCGCTTCCAGGCGTTAGAAAAACGCTTGCAATTGGCTAGGCGTTATGCTATAATAGCCTTGTCGATAAGCGTAAGCGCCTTTCAAGTATTGCGCTTGTCGGTTCAGCTCTAAAGGCGTAAAGCTGGCACGGATTGAAAGAATTATATTTTTATGTTTCACACAACAAACAAAAAAGCCGGGGCTTTCGCCTCGGCCTTTTTGTTTTTTCGCTTCCCTAAAGTATGCGCTGCACGCACGGAAAAGGGCCGCCACACATTCCAATCATGGCGGCCCTAGTGATTATACCTGTAAAAGATTTCGCCTTCAAAAATACATAGCCTGCTCACGTTTGCAGGATACAGAAAAGCCCCGGGGCGTTTGTCTCGGGGCTTGTTTTTATAAACTGCGCTTCACTTTGTCGCTCATCGGCGTGTTATCTGCTTCACGCTCATAGTAATTAGAGCCGGCAGAAAACTCCCATTCTTCTTCATCGTCGCGGGTGTATTCCGCTTCTTCTATGTAGTATTCTACATAGAGAATATCGCTGCCGCTCTTGTTGTCGATGTAGGGGCGGCAAGCGTCGCTATTCAAAACGGCTTGCAATTCGGCAAGGCTTTCGCTGCGCTGCAGCTCGACGGGTTCGCAATCGTCTTGCGCTTCCAGGCTGATTAACGGGGCGTAGGCTTTGTAGTCTACGCCGTGGCTGCGGCGCGGCAGCCAAATAGAATTTCTTTTCAAGGTGTAGAGGGTTTTAGTTTCCATGATTTCGCTTCCTTTCGATAATAGCCCGGCTTTCGCCGGGCGGGTGATTCAGTTTTACAGTTCGGTTGCGTCATTGCCAAATGTCGCGCTCATTTCGCCGGCATAATCTGGGCAGTACAAAAATTTTTCCGGGCCGACGATTGCAGCTGCCATTTTATAATAACGGCAAGCCTCCGCGCGTTCGTGCTGCGCTGCAAGGTGGGCGTTGTATTTATCGCTCACTTCGCGGGTTGCTTCTTCACGGCCCATATAATAGGCTATAGCCAACAATTTGTCAAGGCTGTCGCCTTCCATATCTTTAGGATTATCAACTGCTTCTTTCACGCGGGTACGTAAGGTCTTTACCTCTAAATAAATATCTTCGCTTCCAAAGGTCCAGCCCAAAAAATGCTCGGTGTTGATGTCGACGTATTTTGCTACAACTTTGCAAACATGCACGGGGTACGCTTCTGCTTTTGCTTCTCCGGTGGCGGGGTCGCACTCAATAACCGGCGTTGCTGTATTTTCTGCGGCGCTTTGGTCGGTCCAGGTGTAGCAAGCACCGTTTTGAGGGTCGCGCAGGCCCAAAATATAAGCGGGGCGGGCAGCCTGCTTTGCGCTCCACTTTGTCTCAGTCAAATAATTTCTCATAGTTGATTCCTCCTAAAAAATCGCTTCTGCCTTTTAATATTCTACACCGGCGGCGGCTTTCCTGCCGGTGTAGATTGGTCCTTTACAAAAGATTGAACAAATACAGCAAGCTCACGCTGTCCCAATACGCGCACTGCTGGGCGTATGTTAATTTTTTAACGCCGCCTTTAGCGTGTGACAAACTGCGTAAAGATTTAGCAAGCTTTAAATATTGATGTTTGCGCTCTTTTCGCTTCACTTTAAAGCCTCCTTTAATAAGCGTTAACTTTCCAGTCATTCCAATCGTCAAAAGTGATGGGCGCCAGCATTTTACGTAAAACAAGAATATTCTGCTCGTATGCCTCTTGCTGCTTTTTCAACATCAGCCAGGCAGCAGCCGCCGCTTCTGCGTCGCTTATGATTTCGGCTGGCGTCTTTCCGCTGGCTTCTTTCTCCAGGCGCTTCAACTCGTCGCGCAGGTAGTCCCCGCTTAAAACACGATTGCGCCAGTCGCCGGACTGGCCCCACGGGCCAACGGTAAAGCTTGCGCAAACGTGTTCGCGCTTGTCAACGTCGTAACTTAAAGTGGTGGGGTCGTAGCCGTTCGAATAGCCAGCGGCGCGGATAGCGTCGCGAATGGGGTCAAGGCGCGTGCTCTTCTCGCGCGTTTCCGCTTTAAAAATATCAGTGTAGGCGATATAGCAACGGCAAACGCCTCGCGCCTCTGCGTTCAGCGCTTCGGCCGCGAAAAACGCGGCGGCAAAATGATTTGCCAGGTCCTCGACGGTGTGCGCCGGGGTGATTCGTGCCACGTGTTCGCGGCATAAGCGCCAGCATAACGCGCGGCGCGGTTCCACGGCTGCTGTCCCATGTATCATAGATAACGCCGTTGACAACGGCTACGGCGTGTTTTGCTACAAAAACAACGTAGCTGGCGCCGGTATCGCAATGCTTTGTAAAGCTGTTGACTGTTTCGCGGCTGGCGGCTTTAACTTCTATACCTAAATCAGCCAGGGCGGCGGTGATGTTCTTCACGGTGTTCCATGCAGCGCCGCTTTCAAATACCTTTGTTTCAAGCAGCTTTTTCGCCTGCTGATAAGTAAGCGGGGTAGCCGTGCAGATTGCTCTAATTGAGCAATCACCAATATTTTTGTTTTCGGGGTTGGCGTTATACTTTTCAAAAGTCATGTTTTATTCTCTCCTTTCGGCTGGGCGCGGGCTTTGAACCGCCGCCGGCAGCTTTACAAGGGCGAAAGCCCTTGTCATCAGCTTACAGCAGATAAACGATGTTGGTTGCATACTGATAAATTTCCTGTTGTGCCTCGCTCAATGCCGGATAACGGTTCATGAGGTTAGCAACCTTCATAAGTTGTTTGATACGCAGGTTTTTGATTTTCATTGTTTTCATCCTCCTTAATATTTGTAAACGGTTGCTTCACCGGTAACATCAAAGAAAACATTGTAGAAATGGCCTTTGACTACCGTGTAGGCCGCTTCAAGGTGTCCTGGGAATTCGTCAAAGTCGCGGGTGTTCAGAATTTCAATGTCTTTCAAGCACGGCTGGAAGCCGTATTCACGAAAAAGCGCCAGCTGAACCATCTTAGCGTTTTGGGTTTGTTCCATTTTTTTCATTTTTTGTTCCTCCTTAAATGTAGCCGTATCGACTAGTTGTTTGCTTTCTATGTCTATGATTATAGCGCGCGTGGCTATATTTGTCAATAGCTAAAATGGATATTTTTATATTTTTTTTGACTTGTTTTTTAGGCGCGGCGGCTATATAATGTAGTAAACAAGATTGGAGGGTAAAAAAACATGAGCAAACAAGCTAGTATTGCAATCAAATATGCGCTGGATAGCGCAAATGTTAAGCGGTCGGCTTTAGCGGCTGCTCTAGGCGTTGCCAACGCTCAAAGCATTAATGATAAGTTGAGCCGCGGCCGCTGGTCCGCCGATGAGCTAGCAACGGCGGCGGAGCTATGCGGTTATAGCTTGGCCCTGGTCGACAAAGCCGGGCGGGTTGCTGTGTCGGTTCCGGCGTCAGCGCCGCCAGCAGATGACGGCAGCAGCCCCGCAGATGATGTAGAGGGCTAAAACAACATTATAAGAGGATAGCAACGGCCGCACGCTGGCAGATGTTCAGCGTGCGGCCGTTCTTTTTTATTTAACAACATTTATTATAGATTGAGGACGTTCACAAAGATTTAAAAAAGTATCATTGACTTAATAGTATTTTTTAAGGCATATAATTTATAACAAGATAATAAATATAATTTAATTGATGATTGACAGATGGATTTTGTTAATCATTTTTTTATTGTCTTTTCTGGTAAATAATGATTATCTTTTCAATATGTATTGTTTATGTATTGTTTACTGATTGTCATTATTGATAATATTAATTATATATACAGTTACAGAGTTTGTAACGAGAATGTGACGGAAATGTTTAAGATTAAAAGTTTATTAAGTAACACAAATACACCAACAAGAGGCAGGCCGCCGGCAATAGTCACCCAGCCGCAGACGTTAGAGGAGTGTGCGGCGTTGCTCAAACAGCAGGGCGCAGCCGTGGCCGTCCTGGCTGTGCAGGACCTGCAGGCCTATTGGCTCAAGATAATGTCAGACAACAAGGCCAGCAACAAGGATAAGCTAGCCGCGTCAAAGCTATATGCTGATAGTATAGGCGCGTTTGACAAGCAGACGCACGCTAACAAGGGCCCGGCTGTGTATCATTGGGGCGCGGCAGATGATGCAGTGATAGTAAACGATTGTTCAGAAGATGCTACCAAAACATAAACATAGATAGAGCTTTTAACATAATCCTTATTATCGGACGTAAAATGATTATCTGTGCTGCTGGTTCCAAATGTTGGCGGCAGGCGTTTACCTGGCATATGTTGCGGCCGTTCCTGCGTGGCTCATGCGGCAGGCCTACCACGTTTTTATTTTTGTTTGGCGTGGGTTCTGATTGGTTGTTTGGCGGCGCTGGCGTTGGTGATTTCCCTGGCTTTTCGCAAAATCTGAAATTGATTGTTGCCTTTTCCGCTGGCGTTGAGTGGGGGTGGGTCCCCAAAAATTCGCAGCCGCCGGGGGAGGTAAATACCAAAAATTACCAAAACGAATTTTTCAAGGGGGTAAACATGGAAAACATAATAGAGATACCATATACTCCGCGGCCTGCATGGGCGAAGGTCCTGCATAAGGAATTAAGCAGACACCGCTTTGCAGTAATCGTAGCGCACCGCCGTTTTGGTAAAACAATCGGAATGGTCAATCACCTTATAAGAGATGCTTTGCAGAGCGACTTAATCAGCCCGCAGTATGCTTTGGTAGGTCCGTTCAGCGCGCAGATGGAAATTATTGCGTGGGGACCATTGAAGTATTACACAAGCGTCATAGAAGGCATTAAGGTGAATGAGACAAAGAAGTATGTTGAATTCCCTAGTAAGATACCTGGAGCGCAGGGAGCAAGGATATATATCGTTGGTGCGAATAATCCGGACGCATTGCGCGGTACATATTGGGACGGCGTAATACTTGACGAATATTCGGATATGAAGCCGGAGATGTGGACGCAGATAATCCGACCTGCGATAGAGAACGGCGACAGAAAAGGCTATTGCTATTTCATCGGTACACCTAAAGGGCAGAACAACTTCTATGAGATGTACAAGAAGGCCAAGACGAATAAGCGTTATTTTGCGTATTTGTCGAACGTGTACGATAGCGGCATCTTAGACGCAAAGAGCATAGAAGAACTGAAAGAGGATATGCCGGAGGTAGAATTCAGACAAGAGTATTTGTGTGACTTTAGTGTATCGGCAATCAACGAGCTTTTCAGCCTGGAAGAATTAGACAAGGCCTTTAATAGGGAGCTGACAGAAAAGGATATTCCCTATGATATGCCGCTGGTGCAAGGTGCAGATATAGCGCGTTTCGGTGACGATAGAACGTGTATATGGCAGCGTAAGGGCTTAATGGTATATCCACGGCCGAGAGTTTATAAGAAGCTGAACACGATGCAGACGGCAGATTATATTGCTTTGGCAATGGATGAAAATAAGGCAGATATGACCTTTATAGACGTTGGCAACATGGGTGCTGGCGTAGTCGACAGATTGAGGCAGATGGGGTACACGGCGCTAAGAGAGATACCGTTTCAAGGCGCAGCGATTGAGAATAAGCGATACGAGAATATCAGAGCGGAGATGTACTTCAAGCTAAAAGAGTGGATAGAGGCTGGCGGTGCTTTGCCGGAAGAACCGGGATTAAGAGAAGAGCTGGCAGTCATTCACTACAAATACTCTAAGAACGGGCGTTTAATATTAACGCCTAAAGAGGAGATAAAAGAAAAGCTAGGACGCTCACCGGACCTTGCAGACGGCCTGGCACTAACATTTGCAAGGAAGGTTCCATTAAGGCAATTAGGGCTTGACGATAGAAAGCCTAAAGTGCTGATGTGCAACACAGAATATTCAATTATGGGGGCGATTTAAAAATGGGTGGTATTGCAAAATTATTCGGCGGCGGTAATATGCCGACTATTGAAAAGGTGGACCCGGCACCGACTACCGTTGCGACAAGCAGCGAAGTTGCGACCGGCGGCGATAATAACAAGAAGAAGCGTAAAGGCTTTGCATCAACGCAGACAAGCACTATTGCTAGTGGCGGCGAGGGCGGCCGTAATACTTTAGGCTAAGAGGTAACAGCTTATGAACTTTCAAACGATAGCGGCGAGCAAGCCACAGGGAACACTTCCTAGTGACGGGGTGCCGCTGAAAAAGAACTTGCCGGACCGCCAACGTTTGGTGCGTAAGCTTAAAAGCATGTACGAGGATAGGCGAGATTGGGTAGACAGATGGAAAGAGATAAGAGATTATCAGCTCCCGTTTGTCGGAGAGTTTGACGATACGGCAGACAAGACCAATCCCGCACGCAGACGTGACTTAAAGATTGTGCACGGGGTAGCTTGGAGAGCGGCACAGGTATTCGCTGCTGGCGTTATGAGCGGACTTACACCGCCGAGCCGCCAGGGGTTCAGATTTGCATATAGACGGCCGGAACTGAATACGAATGTTGAGGCTATGAAGGTGCTTGACACAAGACAAGAGATTGTATCAAGCGTGCTTGCAAAGAGCAACTTCTATAACAGCATCCATACTGTATATCTGGAATTGCCTTTTGGACAGTGCCCGATGGCTATATTCTACGACGCAGAAAACGGCGTGAGGTTTCAGACAATGACAATCGGTACTTATGCACTTGAAGCAGACGGCTTCGGCAAGGTAACTACTTTTGCAAGAAAGTACGATATGACTTTGCAGCAGCTAGCAGACTGCTTCGGCGTAGACGCTTTGCCCGACAATCTGAAAGGACTGTTAGACAATCAGACCAATCTTACTAAGAAGTATAAAGTCTGCTGGATGGTAGAGCCTAACAGTGATAAGCTGCCTGGCTACATGGACAGACTGAATATGCCGTATAGAAGCGTGTACTGGTTGGAAAAGTCAGAGAGTGACGAATACTTGTATGTTGGCGGCTTTGAAGAAGAAGCAGTACCGGTAGCGCGTTATCTTGTCAGCGGCAATGAGGCATACGCAAGAGGTCCTGCGTGGTTTGCAGAAGGCGACAGTAAAATGCTGCAACTGCTGAAAAAAGATTATCTCACAGCAATAGAGTTAAAGATAAAGCCGCCGATGCAAGGCAGTCCAAGCCTTATGAATAACGGCGGTATTAACTTGATGCCTGGCGGTCTAACAGCCGTAGATGACCAGACGCAAGATATGGTTAAGCCTTTGTTCGCGGTTGACCTTGACTTGAAGGACGCGCAGGAAGAAATTATTCGCGTTGAGGATGCTATAAAGAGAGCATACAGTGCTGATTTGTTCTTGATGTTAGATAACCTTGATAATAGCCGCATGACTGCTAGAGAGGTTATGGAGAGAACGCAGGAAAAACTGCAACAGCTAGGCCCGGTGGTTGAGCGATTGCAGGATGAATTCTTAACACTGATTCTTCAACGTGTATATAACATCATCGACAGAAGCGGTGGATTCCCACCGGTACCGGAAGAACTACAAGACATTTTGAGTGAAGAGGATGTAGAAGTGGACTATATTTCACCTTTGGCGCAGGCGCAGAAGATGAGCGGACTTGTGAATATCGAACAGGCGATAGCACAAACCGGACAGATGGCGCAAGTATGGCCAGAAGTTACGAAGAAGATTAACCCGTTGGGTGCTATTACAAAATACTTTGAAATGCTTGGCGTGCCTGCGATGGCATTGCGCAGTGATGAAGAAGTACAAGAAATGCTCAAACAAGAGCAGCAGGAAATGCAACGGCAGCAGGAAATGCAGGAAGGCTTGGCAATGGCACAGGCTGCGGCTCCTGCGGCAGAGGCGGCCAAAAATCTTACTGCGGCGGCGAATGATTCCAATCCGGCTATTACAAGCTGGCTAGGCGTGCCGGGAGGTTGGGAATAATGAGCGAGCAGTTTAAATATAAATCCAATACCGGCGAGGATAGAAAGCAAGCACTGCTGACAGAGTACATGCTAAGAGAGCAGGCAAGAAGGGATAAAGAGGCCCTACTTGACCTGCTGGGGAGTGAAAGCGGACGCTGGTTCTTGATGCGTATGCTTGATGTGACCAAAGTAAACTCTATGTGCTTTACCGGCAACAGCAAGACTTTCTATAACGAAGGCCGCCGCGACGTAGGCTTAGGCATTATCAAAAGCATTTTAGCACTTGGGCTGCAAGGCATAGAGCTAAAGCAGCAGGCTGAAATGGAGTATGCAGAATTCCAACTAAAGCTACAAGAGCTGGCAGTGGAATATGTAGATAATAACAAGGAGGAATAACTAATGGGCGAGAACGGCGAAAACACAGTTGTGAACGGCGAAGGCGCACAGCAGCAACCCGATACCGCAGCGCAACAGCAGCAAACAGAACCGACTACTAATGCAACTAATAATACAAGTGCTTCCAGCACTATTGCAGGGAACGGAAGTAATGGGCAAGGCGCACAACAGCAGCCCGGCACAGTGAATTATGACTTTGCAGGAGTAGAAATGCCGGAAGGCTATGAGCTTAGTGCTGATGAGCAAGGACGCTTTGTAGATGTCATTAAAGGCATGAACCTTAGCAATGACCAGGCAAGAGCACTTGCAAAGTACGGCACAGAGTATGCAAGCCGTGTAGTGCAAGGCGTAGAACAGCTCCGTGCGCAAGAAATTGCTAAATGGGGTGACGAAGCTAAAACGGCACTGGGCACAGACTTGGGCAAAGTACAGGGCCTTTGCGATACTGCCTGCCGTAAATTGGAGGCAATGTATCCGGGCTTGAACGTGCGTGAAGCGTTAGAAATTACTGGCGCAGGCAATCAAATTGCTATCGTGAGAGCATTTGCGAAACTTGGCGAACTGCTTGGCGAGGACCCCGGCTTGGCTGCACAAAACGGCGCACAAGGCTTAAACGCTGCGCAAGGCATTGCAGCAAACATGTACCCGAAAACCGACTGGAGCAGGTACAAATAATTTATTAACTTTTAATTGAAAAACAGGAAGGATGATGAAACTATGGCTACTATTGGTTACTCCCAAACTATGAGTGACTTACGAAAGTATTTAACTCCGCAAGGCGCTATTGACCGCGTTATGGAAGTGCTTAACGAATCCAATCCTATTATGGAAGATATTCGGTGGATGGAAGGCGATTTGCCGATTGGTACTAAAACTACTATTCGTGCCAGCCTGCCTTCTCCGTCTATCCGTCGTATTAACCGCGGTACTTCTCCGACTAAAGGCACTGTAAAACAGCGCATTGATGTATGTATGCACTTGGAGGACCGTTCCTGCGTGGACGTTGAATTGCTTTCCGGTAAACCGAATCCGCAGGCTTTCCGTATGGCAGAGGATGATGCACACGTAGAAGGCATGGGCCAATACGTCGCACGTCAATTCTTGTACGGCAACTTAGATGAAGACCCGGACACTTTCAATGGTATTGCAATTCGCTACAATACTTTGACCGACGGCGGCAAAGGCACTCCAGGACACCAGGTGATTTCCGCTGGTACTCCTGGCACTAACACTAATGCTTCTATCTACTTCGTAGACTGGGGCGACCGCCGTGTAATGGGTGTATATCCTAAAGGCACCCAGGCAGGCTTGAAGACTGAGGACTTGGGCGAAAGTGATGTGTACGACGAGAACAACAAGCCGTTCCGTGCATTGCAGACCTTGTACTCTTGGAAGTGCGGCTTAGCGGTACAAAATGTTCGTTCTATTGTGCGCGTGTGCAACATTGATGTCCAAAAGCTTAACTCTTTGACTGACAGTGCGCAACGTGAGCTGATGAATAAATTCATCTTCGCAAAGAACCGTCTGCAAGACCCGAAAGCGCCGGTTGCGTATGTATCTGACGGCGTATACTCTTGGCTGGAGTGCTATCTGAACAACAAAAACAATGTTCATGTTACCCGTCAAGACTTCATGGACGCACCGCCTAAACTGTACCTTGCAGGTATTCAGATTAAGAAACTTGACTGCCAAAGCGAAACCGAAGCGGCAGTACAATAACCGGAAGGAGTGAATAACAATGATTTTTGACCAGCAAAATATGTACATGGACAATTCCTTGACCAGCAATGTAATTGCGAACGTTGGCGGCGGTGATGCGGCCGACCCGTTGTTTCTTGTTATCACTGCGCCGACCGCCTTAGCTACTAGCGGCACTATCACTGCGGCGCTGGAAACTTCCGACAGCGAAAGCTTCGGCACTAAAACCGTTGTTGCGACTTATACCCTTGCTGCCAGCAAGAAGGGTGTCTTGGTTGCGGCAAAACTGCCGTATGGCATGAAGGCTTTTTCCAGACTGACTGTTACCGGCGCAAGCGGCGGCAAACTGACTGCTGGCTTGACTGAAACTGTTCCGAACTGGCCGGGCTGATTTAGTACTTTAAGGGGAGGGCGAAAGCTCTTCCCTTTTTTAATAATCAAGGAGGAATAGTTAAAATGCTTAACATTACCGATGTATGTAATATGGCGCTGGCTCATATCGCCAAAGGGCGTATAAGCAATATAGATGAGCAGTCGGAGTTGGCCAGACAGTGCAAACTGTTTTATGAGCCTACCCGCAAAGAGTTATTAAGAAGCTACACTTGGGGATTTGCAAAGCGCGTGAGCAAGCTTGCAGAACTTAATATCGAATCTCCGTACTGGTCCCACGTTTACGCCTACCCCGAAAAGTGCCTTGCTGTGCGCAAGATATTTGACGCTGACACCGGCGCAATGATAAGGGCAGGCGAACAGCAGCAGGAAGAGTGGGACTTATATATGGCAAGTGACAACGTGCTTGGTATAGGCTGCAATATCCCTGCTGCGTGGCTTGAATATACCTATGATGTTGACGACGTGGAAATGTTTTCAAGTGATTTTTTGAGCGCGTTTACTCATATGCTGGCGTTTAATATCTGCGTACAACTGACCGGCAACAGCGGCTTGCAGCAGGCGCAGTATCAGCTTGCAATGGCGGCATTACAGAAAGCGAAGTATACCACGGCAAGCGAAAAGAAAGAATTGCCGGACTATCCGAGCAAATACTTTGACGGGAGGGCGTAATTATGGCTAGTGGGTTAACACCTTATTATTTACTGCAGCCTGCATTTACCGGCGGCGAAATCAGCGCCGAAGTTGCCAACCGCGTCGATTTAGATAAGTACCAGCTTGCGGTACTGCAAGCCTATAACTGCCTTATCAAGCCGCACGGTCCTATTTATCGCAGACCGGGAATGAAGTATATGGCACGAACAAAATATAGCGATAAAGCGTGTATCCTGGTGCCGTTCAACGGTGCAGATAACACCGACTATCTTTTGGAGATTAGCGAGAAATATATAAGAGTACATAAGAACGGACTTTATATAAACATAGAACTTATGACACCATACACGGCGGATATGCTGCAAGATTTGAGATTTGTTCAAAGTGCAGATACTATGTTTATTGCGAGCGGCAAATATCCGGTGAAACAGCTTGCAAGATATTCGGAAACTGACTGGCGTTTTTCTGATTTTGAAATTACTGATATGTATTTCGATGAATCAAACTCACTTGAAAATTATAGCGGCATAAGCTATACATCACCCGGAACGTATCTATTCCAACCGACTGTTACCGGTGAATACCAGATTGACATAGCTGGCGGCGGTGGTGGCGGCGGGGGTGCCGCCAAATACAGGAAGAAGATGGGTGAACATTCAAGTCGTACTGTATATATCAGCGGCGGCAACGGCGGCAACGGGGGGCGTATTATTAAGACTTTGACTTTAAACAAGGAAACGAGCTACACAATAACTGTCGGTAGTGGCGGCGCAGCAGGGAGTAATGCAAGCAACTCTGCGCCTAGCGGAAGTAATGGTGTAAGCAGTACAGCGTTTGACATGATAGCAAAAGGCGGTGACGGCGGCACTGGCGGCAGAAAAGGCGAACCGAATACTCCGGGAACAGACGGAACGAGCTACGGCAATGGTGCTAACGGAGGAGCAGGCGGATACGGCAAAAGTCTTTTGGGCAGCAGTGAAACTCAGCCAACAGCGGGTGCTAATGGCTGGGTAAAGATTTTATATGCCGGCAATAAAGAATTAACACCTTCGGGAACGCAAGGTGATATTACCTTGACGAGCAACAAGAATATTTTCGTTAGTAGCAAGCCTGGTGCGTGCATAAAACTTAAGCAAGAGATTGCAAGCAAGACTGTATCAACCAGCAATGGCACTACTGAAAGAGTGCGCGTAGGCGAAAATTGGAAGGTTATCAGTCACGGAACTTGGAGTGGCAGTTTTGCTATAGAAAAAAGCGACGATGGCGAAAGTTGGAAGGAATACAGAAAATATACATCTAAGAGTGACTATAATCCGTCTGAAAGTGGCAGTGTAACAGAGCCGGTATTTTTAAGGGCGGTATGTACTATCAGTAGCGGTACTTGCACTGTTGATTTAACAGCAATGGCCTACAATGCGGAAGGCGTTGTAAAACTCACTGAAATCACTAGCGACAGTACAGCTAAAGCCCATGTTGAAAAAGAACTTGGCTCAACGGATATGACAACTAATTTCTTATGGGGCGCATGGAGTGAAGAATTTGGCTACCCGCAAACACTGTGCTTTTTCCAAGACAGACTATGTTTTGGCGGCACGAAGAAGCAGCCTTACATGGTATGGATGAGCAGAACCGGTGATTACGGCAATTTCAGTGTAGAGAAAGCCAGCGGCACTGTTACCGATGATAGTGCAGTAGCACTTGCGTTTGTAAGCCGCAAGCAGTTTAAGATTTTGCATTTGATAGCAAGCACCGATTTAATTGTCTTGACCGCTGGCAACGAATGGACAGTAAGCGGCAGCGATACTGTAACCCCATCTAAGGCCGTACCGAAAATGCAGACTACACGCGGATGCAGCACTGTTGAGCCGCTGATGATTGGCGGCAGAATCGTGTTTGTACAAGGCCGTGGAAGCACTGTAAGGGATATGGCATATAGCTATGAAACAGACAGCTACGGCGGCAATGACTTAACCTTGCTGGCAAAGCATATCATAGAGAATGTGCAGATTGTCGACAGCGCGTATAAGCAGGAACCCGACAGCACTATTTACTTTGTGAGAAGCGACGGAACTATGGCTTGCTTATCCTACATCATGGAACAAAAAGTATATGCCTGGTCGACGATAGAAACGCAAGGCAAGATTGAAGCTGTGGCGGCAGTGCAGGAAGGCGACGAGGATATTATTTATCTTGTAGTACAACGAGAAATAAACGGCGTGACAGTACGCAATATCGAATATCTGGCAAAGAATCCTGCAAAGAGCAATAACCCCGACGATTATATTATGCTTGATAATGCTATTGAGTATAGCACTGCTGAAAAGAGCAGTGGGGAAACAGAGATTGATGCGGCAGAGTTGGCAGGTGAAAAAGTTACTGTTATCGGTGATGGAAGAATGTATAGCGGACTGACAGTAAGTCAAGACGGCACTGTGACGCTCCCGGCGGCCGTACAACACGCTTTTATTGGCTTGCCCTATAGAAGTATCGTGGAACTTCCAAACGTCGAAATTAAGACTGGTGACGGCACTATGCAAGGACGCAAAAAGCAGATTAGTAATTGCATCCTGCGTTTAAGTAATTCTCTTGGCGGCATGGTCGGGCCGGATATAAATACTATGGACTTGATGAGCTTTGATGAGCAGGACGCAGTGAGCGATATTAAATTATTTACCGGTGACAAGCATATGACTTTGCCTATTGGCGGCTTTAATAACGAAGGCAGAGTGATTATCGTTACGGATGAGCCATATCCTTTTAACTTGCTGGCGGTAGTGCGGGAGGTGTCTTTCGGTGGCTAAGAAGTGGACAGTTGAAATACTTGATAATAAGTCAAAAGAAAATGTTGTGCCGTTGATTGAAGAACTTATGCAAGATATACGGCCGCATGATAAGGAAGATTTGGAAGCAAGCAGCGACCCGGTATTTGTACTCATTGGTAGTATCAAGCTTGACGAAGAAACAAGGGTATACCGTGGTGAGGATGGCCAACTGCTTGCGATATTCGGTAAGGGCACTATGGAATGGGGCGCACCAGGGCGCGGTATTTGGATGGTTGGCACGAACGAACTTTACAACGGGTACACAAAGAGCCTGCTTTTCAAGGAGGCTAAAAGAGTGCTGAATGAATGGGTGCGTAAGCATGGACTGTTGCACAATATCGTCTACGAGAAGAACCGCACTAGCATTAACTATTTAAGACACTTGGGGGCGGTATTCTTGGTAGAGCCTAAAATAGGTTGGGACGGCAAAAAGTTTTATCAGTTTTATATTCCATATAGAGGGGAGTGAACGTAATGGGTACACTTGGAATCTTAATGGGGCTGCAAACTGTTATGCAGTTAAGCGGCCAGCATCAGCAGGCCAAACAGCAGGAACAGGCATATAAAGCGCAGGCGCAGGCCGCACAGCAGAACGCGGCTATTATGAGCCGCCAACGTGAGCAGCAAGCAGAAGCATATGCGCAGAAGCAGAGCCAGCTTAACGATAGAATGAGGCTTGCAAGGGGGCAGGCGCTGGCGGCGGCAGGCAGCAGCGGCCTAACTAGCGGCGGCAGTGTCAGCGATATTCTTTCAAGCAGTGAGAACGCTTACAGAAAAGACAGCATGAATCTGTTGCAGAATCAGCGCAATGATGCGTGGAGCACTTATGTAAACGAAGTCAATTACCGCAACCAGGCAAGCGCATATAATGCGGCGGCGAAGAACGCTAAAGCCAACGGCAAAATGCAGATGTTTAGTACGCTTGTAGGTGCGGCGGCGAACGCTTACTCTAAAGGTATGATTGGCGGCAGCAAGGGAACAACTACGGTAAGCAGTGACGATTGGTACGATGCTAACAGTGATTTCAATCTTCCTGCTAGCAATATGAACGGCTTTAATCTTTATAACCAGGCAAAGAAGAATAATCCGTTCATGGATAATACAGGCTTTACTAAATGGAGCTGGTAAGGGAGGTACAGTATGAAGATTGCAGGTTATCAAGGCAGCGTCAATTTAGGTGCTGGCAGCGGTGCGACTGTCAAAGTATCAAGTGACCTTAACGCTTATGGCAGCGGCGGCAAAGGACTTGCCGCTATTGCCGGTGCCGCCAACAAATGGGCGGTAGCAGTAGAAGCACAGCAGGAAGATGAGGACAAACAGTCCATTCTTAATGCTATGGATATATTTAATAAGAGCCGTTATAACATCATGTACAACGATGAAAGCGGCCTTATGAATACAAAGTTAGAAGGCACTGCCGGTGCAGGCGCAAGCTACACAGAGCAGATAAATAAAGCAAGGCAGGATGTATTAAGTAATACCAAATTGCACAGCCAAAAGAACCAGCTTGCATTAGACCATTTAATGTATCAGAGCGCACAGCAAGGCTTCCAGACTGTCGACCAATACGAGCAGAAGCAAAAAGAAGCAGTCACTGATTTGCGCTATGACAATAATATTCAGAACTCCTGCGAGTTTGTACAGAAGAACTGGAACAACCCGCAGGCGCTGCAAGATGAAATTATTCGTACACAGTTGCTGACAAGTGCTATATATGGCAAGCGTGGCGCAGAGTTTATCGAATCTAAGAGCAGAGCCAACATTGGGCAGGTGGTAGCAAGTGCCGTCGGTGCAAGCATCACCAACGAAGATTATGGCACTATGCGTAACATCATGGATAAATACGGCAGTTATCTGACTGCTAATCAGCGCGCCGCTTTTGAGAAGGTGGCATACGATAAAGAGAGCAGCGCTTTTGAAAGAAATACTGCTAAAGATTTGTATGCTAAATATGGCGACGATGAAGAAGCAGTGCGCAAAGAGGTTGAAAACATGGACGCTTTTTCACCAGAAGGCGGCAAAGTCGAAACGCAGGCAGAAGGCACTACATGGGTAAGGAACAGCGGTGTTTCCCTTGATGGCGTAAAGCAGCAAGTAACCATCGGCCTTTCTGATATTGCGAAAGAATTTAACACATTGAGCGGCGCACAGCTTATTGTCACTAGCGGCACGGATAGTACAGATATTCACGCTGCCGGTGAGCACAGCCACGGCGCAGGTGTCAAACTTGATGTTGCAGCTGACTGGCTAGAGAACGCAGACAATCGCAAGAAATTTATTTCTTATATGCAAAGCAAAGGAATCAAGGTATTGGACGAATATTCTAATCCATCGCCAAACTCTACGGGCGGGCACCTTGATTTGGACTTTACGGACTATAAAGGCGGCACAGTAGCACACAAACATATAAGCCTAGACGGGCAAGACCGCATTATGAAGCAGTACCGCATTATTAAGGCAGACCATGACAGAATAGAAACTTATAAGAAAAACAAACTTTTTGAAGGAATAAAGAATGAGATATTTGCTATATTTAATAACGGTACAAGCTACAGTGAAGCTATGACGTGGGCTACTAACCAGGCAGGCAGTGACCCCGACAAGTACGTAACATACCGTAATGCGGTGGAGGCGATATACGGACCGCAAGGCAGAAGCGGAAGCAGTGGTGGCGGTGGACGTGAAGCCATAGCTAAACTTGGCAGTGACGGCAAAGAAGCAGTAATTTCTATGCTGGAAGCAGGCAGGGTTAAATCTAAGGCAGAATTTTTAGCTTTTGCAAGAAGCCACGGAGCAACTAATTCAGATATGAATTCATTAGATAAGTCTTATGATAATTGGTTGAGTGGCGCAGGCGAATATGCTTATGATTGGGACGGCCTTTGCAAGTATGTAATGGGTACTTCTTCTAACGATAAAGTAAAACAAGGGCTAAAGATATACGGCAAACAGTGGGTACGAACGTACCGCGCCAAACACAACGGCATGAACCCGGATGAATCAGTATTAGTTGATGCCATGAAGCAGGCTATCACCACACGGACTTTTGGTTCTTATGTAACAAAGCCGGGCTTCTTGTGGGACAGCACAAAAACTTTTAGCGGCAACGATGCACTGTTAGCAAAAGCAGGTATAGCCAGAGCTGAAAAAATTGCTGACGATTGGTATCACGTAACATATTTTGACGGCAGCGACGGCAACGTCAACGGCGGCTATCTTGATGAGGTTATGAATGGAGATTATTAAATGAGCTGGGAAGATAACGAAAAAGAATTTCAAAGACTGCGAAACGAAAAACAGGATTGGTATAATGGCGGTTATGCGACAGGTGCAGACAGCAATTTAACTCCTGCTGAAACTTTAGGCTATTATGACCTGCAAAAAATGAGCGACGATGAATATAATAAGTTTTCGCAGGCAGTAAAGAGCAATAGCTCACCGACGATTGATACTAGCAGCATCATCAACGATGATAAACCAGGCATAGGCACTGCCGTAATCAACGGCCTTAAAGGTTCAGTGCGTGGCTTATTCGGTGCTGCTAAAGCGGCGATTGATTCTAATATTGAAGCTCACAAGGGTGACAAGAATGTTGTCAAAGAGTATGACCAATCCGAAAATATCAGCAAGGCTTTAGGCTATGTTACCGACGAGATTTTAAAGCGCGAAGAAGTTAAGGCTGATACGGCGGCTGGGCAACTTGGTTATGATTTGGCTGAAAACGGTATTCAGCTTTTAGCGCAGCTTGCGCTGACTAAAGGTGTAGGCGCTGCCGGTGCAACTGCAAAAACTGTACACGCTATCAGTATGCTTTACAATGGTGCAAACATCAGCGGCGAACAATACCTGCGACTGCGTAAAGAGGGCGTAAACGCAAGCAGAGCAGCAGAGGCAGGCTTGATGAACGCAATCCCGCAGGCGGTACTTGAAGAACTTCCGCTTGGCAGATTGCTAAAAAAGATGCCTGCCGGCAGCGGACTGAAAGCTAAGATATGGGAAGTTACCAAACGCGGCCTTGAAGAAGGCGTTACCGAAGCATTGCAGGAATTCCCGGAACAAGCAACGGACTTATGGGCAAAGAACCCCGCCGCAAGCACTGCCAAACTTGCAGAGAAGTGGGGCGAGAACTGGCAGCAGAACTTGAAGGAAGCAGGATATAGCGGCCTTATTGGTGCTATTCTTGGTGGTACTGCAAGCGGTGCAAAGGTTGCAGTTGACAGCGTTGTTGAGCACGTCGCTTTGAAAGCCAACGAAGAACGCAAGGCAAAGTTAGTAGCAGATGCTGAACGAATCAAAGAAACAGGCATTAATCCGGAACGTGCGGCGGCTGAAATTGAAGCGAATAATCCTAACTTTGAGGACGATACTGTTACTGTATCGGCGCAAGACTTGGAAGGCTATAAGCAGATTAGCAACAACAATAAACTTTTTGAGGAGTTAGGTGTGACGGCGGAAGAAGTGGCAACTGCGGCGGAGCTGGGGCAGGATATTGATATTAGCCGTGGCAAGTTTACGGCGGCAATGGCTAAGGACAATGCACTGTTTGAAGCTACAAAAGACAATATGTATTTTGACAGCAATGGCGAATTGTCGGACGGCGGTGCAAAGACACGTAAAGAATTGCGAGAAGGCTATAACTTAACCAGGCAAGCAAGTACGGAGCTTGACGCAGAACTTGACGCTATTGTTGACAGCGCAAAAAAAGCAGGCATGAACAAATCTCATGCAGATAATTTGCGTCTGGTTTTGGAAGCGCGCGCGCTTGCAATAGAACCAGAAAATCCTGCTGCATGGCTACAGAAAAACAAACTGCGTTTTGAGGACGGTGGCAAAGGGGCGGCCGGCAGAACACAAAGAGGCTGGACACAGAAGGTATGGGGAAAATCTGGAAACAGTGAACGATACAAAGGAACCGTGCAAGACTACAAACAGGCCCAGTTAGAAGTTATCAATCAAAATAATAAAATGCAGGATGATTACCATACAGGTATTAGAAGTGCAAATGATATTTTGACTGCGAAAGAGGCTTTAGACTTAACGCAAGAACAGCTTGATAATTATGAAAAAGAAGGATATAGTTATCCCGACTTTACTTTGAAAGACGGGAAGGCTGCTATTGACAGCGGCTATATCACAGTATATAGTAGCAAAGAAATTAAACCAGGCGTTTTTGTTACTCCTAGCAAAATGATGGCAGCGGACTATGCGGGCGATGGTACTGTTTACTCAAAAAGAATTCCCGTAAAAGATATGGCTTTTATTAACGCCGACGAAGGTAACTATGCGCCAGTAAAGCAATATTTACAAAAAGCAGATGCTGAAACAAAGGGACAGTTTAGGCAGGCTGACGACGGCACATATATCATTGACCTTTTTAAAGGCGCGGACGCTAGTACCGTTATCCACGAAACAGGACACTACTTTGTGGAAACCATGATTAACGAAGCATTGGCAGACCCCAGCAACACAAGACTAAACGCTGATGCGAAAAAGCTCATGGAGTACGCAGGTATTGAAGCTGATGTATGGGCAAGCGGCGACGTTGAAGCAAAGAGAGCTGCACATGAAAAATTAGCAGAAGCCTTTGAAACTTATATCATGGAAGGCAAAGCGCCTAGCGTGGGACTGCGTGGAGCGTTCCAAAGGTTCGCTAATTGGTTATCAGTTATTTATAGCAAGATAGCAAGAAGCGAAAATGCGGCAGAGCTGACACCGGAAGTACGGCAAGTGTTTGACAGGATGCTGGCTTGCCGCGAAGAAATCGAAGTTATGGCACGCATGGAAGGTATGTTTGGCGCTTTACCCGACAATATCACATCCACGCTATCCGAACAAAATAAAAAAGCACTTCAAGATAAAATCTTGAAGGCTAAAGACAAGGCCGTGGATATTCTTACAAGGCGTGCTATGGCTGATTTCAGTGCAAAGCGCAGAGCTGAAAAGGCAGCGTTCGTCGAAGAAATACGGCCGCAGATTGAAGAAGCGGTAGCACGTGAGCTTGTCAATCGTGCAAGAGTGCAAGTCGGGCAGGAATTCGGGCAAGAATCAAAACTCGCTAATCCTGCGATTATAGCAAGAAAATACAGGCACGTTTTAGGAAACGTCCTGCCAAACTATAATGATATGCTGAACGATACCAACGCCAGCATTGACGATATACTCAATCCGATAGTTGAGTATCTTCAAGCGGAAGTCGACACATACGGCGCACTTTCTAAAGAGCGTGTTGCCAACGCCGAAGATATGCTCGTTGCGGCATTCAGCAAGGCGCGTCAAAAAACAGTTGTCAATCCGTCTTTTGTGGTTGATGCAAACGGCATGGCTCATGCTAACTTCAAGCAAAAAATCAACGAATGGGAAACAATCGAAGCTAATCCGCGTAGGCTTGCAAGAAAATATATTTATGGTAATGAGCGTATAAACTATAACGAACTGTTAAAAGATACAAACGGAGCTATTGATGATATTTTGAATCCTATTGCTGACAGAATAGAAAGTGAGCTTGCGGAATATCAAGATACAGTCAAGAGTGAGCGTGCGTTTTTCATCAATGGTAAGTGGGGCTACTTTGCCGCAACCAATAGAACAGAAGGCAAGTATGCAAATGACTTTGCAGGCATACCGGACCAAAGCGCAGTCTTGGTTGATTTTGGTGAGATAGGCAAGGACGGAAAACGTCATTGGACTAAGCGAGCTTTAGAGCAAGCGGATATTGAAGGCCTTGTATTCCATGAAGCAGGTGACAGTATTCGTAATGTCAACTGGGTGTCAAGATACATTCATGACTACGGCGGCAGCGTAAGCGACTTGACCAGCAAAAAAGGACGCAGAAGAATTGCCGAAAAGATTGCAAGAGGCGAGGATATAGCGGACTACTACGATTTACGTAGTACCGGTTTAGATTATGGTGACGCTGAAATCAAGGCGGACTTTAAGCATATTGTCGATGAGCTGGACAGACTGCAAGCCTTGAAACATAGACTTGAAACAGACCCCGAAGGTGTCGACCTGGTAAAAGAAAGTAAGCGCAACCAATTATCGCAGGAGCAAAAAGAACTCTTTGACCAGATAGCAGAGGAAAACGGCTATGCCGGCGGCTACGAAATGGCAAGGGAGATTGTCGAAGGTTATACCGTCAACGAGAATGAGGGCAGCGACGTACAAGACAACTGGGCAAGAAACTACATTCGTAACGGCGGCGACAGAGCAAAGCTCAAAAGCGAAGAAGGCTTGAAAGAGATTGCCGAAACGTTGGTAGAGGGTGAACAACTTACGGAGCTTAATGAGCTTAAAGCCTTGAAGCATGAGCTTGAAACTAATCCGGATAAAGTCGACCTTGTGGAGATGAGCAAAAAGCGTGCCTTGTCTAACGAGCAGAGAGAACTGTTTGACTGGGTGGCTGACAGCTTAGGCTATGACAGCGGCGATGCTATGGCGCAGGATATTTTGACTTCGCCGAGTGAAAGAGCTATGGTGCGTCAAGAGATTGACAAGGCCGTGAACCGCAGATTCCCCGACTTCATGCAGGAGCGTGAGCAGGCAAGAGAAGCGGCAAGGGAAGCACTCTATAATGACGAGAGCGGCGAAGTAGTGGCACTTGAACAACAGCTTATTGATGAAGCACTCAACGAAATAAGCGACAAGGATATTAAGCAAAAAGAGCGTGAGAATATTGCTAAAGTGCGGAAGCAGAACGCAGACAATTTTGCTAAACGCTATATCCAGACTTTGCCCGCAGGCGAGGTTATGAAGCCGAGAAGATTTGCTATGGCAGAACGCAGAGCGGCGGCTAATGCAAACAAGGCTGCGAAAGCTGGCCTTTTGGAAGAAGCGGCTATGTATAAGCAGCAGCAGATGATTAACCACGCTTTATATCGTGAAGCAGTCAAGGCGAAACATCAGATTGAAAGCGCAAGAAAGTACGTCAGAAAGCAGATGCACAGCAAGAAAGAAGTGTGGGGAACAGAGCAGCACTTCTTCCAAATGTGCGCATTGCTGGAGCGTATGGGCTATCACCGCAAGGACTTTAACACCAACGGCAGAGAAGTGCAGCCGCTTAGCGATTACATTGCAGAGATGCAGGCAAAGTACGGTGACGAAATTATTTCTATGCCGGAGTTTGTTCTGAACCCGAACAATGATTTGACCAATGCGCCGCAGCTTAGCCTTGCGAACTATATGGACGTTATCAACGCACTGAAAAACATTCGTGCTATTGCAAAGCAAGATACGAAGATGAATAAGATTGCTGCCGATGAAGCATTTGAAAAGGTTAAGGCTGATACGATAGCGCACCTGCAAGAATTGCCGGTAGAGTACGAGGCGGAGATTGGCAGCGACAGTAAAAAGAGCCTGCGTAAGCGAATTATTGACTGGCCTAAAAATATCATAGCTACACTGCGTAACGCTGATAACTTCTTCTTGATGATGGATAATTGGACGGAAGGTTATTTTACTAGGGAGTTTTACAACAAAATCAACCATTGTGCAGATATGGAAAGCACGATGCTTGAAGGTTATCAGAACGAGCTTACAGATGCTTTGCAGAAATGGGAGCCAGACAAAGAAACCGGCATTGCGCACGATAAAAGAATTTACTACGAAGAACTTGGCGGCAGCGCAGATAAGCATGCTTTGATTGCTATGCTTTGCAACCTGGGCAGTGATAGTAATGCTGCAAGACTTTGTTCACAAAAACCGGTAGGCGTAAAGAATTCTGATATATGGGTGGAAGAATCGGAGCTTATAGGCAGAGAAGAAGCAATGCTGCAAACCAAACAAAACCTTATAGAGTTTTTGTGTAAGCATCTGACTAAAGAAGATATTGCCTATGTGCAGGCACGTATCAATGCAGCAAGTAAATTCTGGCCTATGCTGGCAGAAGTCAATCGCAAGACAAAAGGCTTTGAGCCGCCGAAGATTGAAGCGTCACCGCTGGTGCTGAAGCTTGCAAGCGGCGAAAGCGTAGTATTTGACGGTGGCTACTTCCCGTTGGAACGTGATACACGCACCGGCAGTATGCCCGGAAAATTTGACAGAATCGACAGCACCGAAGAAGGCAACAGACCGCCACAACGGACTTTGACTACTAATACCGGGTCCAGTAAGTCACGTACTGGCGGCAAATATCCCGTAGACTTATCGCGTGGCAGTGAGGTTACGGCGGTAAAAAGCACTATTCACGATATTTGTTATCGTGAAACAATGCTTGATTTCAGAAAGATACTGAACGATGAGGATATTTACCGCAACATGGTTGAGCGTTTAGGCGATACAAACGTAAGACTTTTGAGAGAGTTTTTGCAGGCTTGCGCTAACCCATATGGCAATAAGACAGCAGATATGGCTGAGAATCTGTTTACGAAAGCTGCCAACGCTTTACGTAATATTGCAACAAATACCGCTATTATGCTTAACTTCAAAACGGCAATGCAGAACTTTTCTAACATCCTGCTATACGGAAATAGCGTAGAAGGCTTTACTTATGCTGACGCTTTCAGAGCCTTGTACCGTGGCTTTACAGGTGAAGGCAGGGCAGAAGTAGATGCGATTTGCGCAAAAAGCGTGTTTATGCGTGAACGCATGGAAGTACCAGACGTTACATTGAGAGATATTCAGAATCGTTCCGACCTTAACTCAATTGAGAAAAAGACGCTGAAATATGGTGCAATGCTGTTAGGCTACACTGATATGATGACTGCAAAGCCGGTATTTGCAGAAGCATACATGAAGAAAATCAATGAAGGCAAGACGGAGCAGGAAGCACTAGACTTTGCGAACGCTGTTATTCGTCGCACGTTAGGCAGTAGCCGTATTCATGATGTGTCCAGCCTGCAACGTGGCAGTGGCCTATTCAGACTGTTTACGATGTTCCAGGGATTCTTCAATACGCAGTTTAACCAATGGGACAGAGAAGCTCATATTGCTAAAAGGTTATGGAATAGCGGTGAAAAAAAAGAAATGGCTGAACGGCTGATTGCTTTCGTTGCTGCTAAATGGTTAGGCGTATGCTTGTTGAACGTGGCTATCGGAGAGCTTTCTTTGACCGCTCCTTTTGAGAAAGATAAAAAAGACGATTGGAATAATCTTGCAAAAGAGCTTATCAACTACCCGTTGTCTATGGGCGGCCCCGTAGGGCAGGCAGCGAATGTTGGCGTACAGAACTTGCTAGGCATGAGAAGCTACGGCTATAGACTGACTGCGGCGCAAGGCTTGATTGACAGAGGCTTTACTGTTGCAAGACGTATAAACGATGTTGTGGAAGGTAAGAAAGAGCCTAGCGAATTGGCAGAGCAGGTGGCATATGTCGGCGGCGCATGGCTTGGTATTCCTAGCGGCATTTTCAATATCATATTCAACGGTATAGATATTGCTGCTGGTGATATGGATTTTGAACTGCAAGATATTTACAAGCGCAGACCAAAAAGCGAACGTAAAAAAGATTGACAAAAATTTCACAAAGTAGCATAGATATGAATCTCCAAAAATAGGTATATAATTAGTTAAAGTGAATTTATTAAGCGTAGATATAAAAATATATCTACGCTTTTCTTTTGGCAAAAACAATAAAAGGAGGGTTGCTATTATGCTTGCTCATGTCGATAACAGAATCACATATAACGGCAATGGAAATGCAACAGAGTTTGCGTATCAGTTTAAAATTTTAGACCGGACAGACATTAAAGTTTTGCTGACAGACGCAGACGGCAAAGAAAAACTGCTGACTAAAGATTATTATGTTGACGTTGAAAAAAGCGTTGTGCGTTATCCAGGTTACGCAGTCGGTGCAGAAGTACCGGAGAGCGAAAGGCCGGCAGTACTGCCGGCCGGTTGGAAACTGACGATTTATAGGGAAGTGCTGGTAACACAGGAAACAGACTTGCCCGACCAATATCCTTTTAACCAGGTTGAAGATATTGGCGATAAACTGACGATGATTGCGCAACAGCTTACAGATACTACCGGTAGAAGTTTGAAAATCGGTGTAAGTACAAGCGCTGATATTGATACTACAATTCCGTGGGAGAACGGCAAAAGCTTTAGAATTAGTGACGATGGAAAAACTCTTGAATTGTCGGAAGACCCGGCAAAGGTTTTGCCATTGGCGCAAGGTGTTTACGCGCAGACTCAAGCACAAGCACAGAGTGCCGCTGCAAGCGCAACTGCGGCAGCAAAGAGTGAAGATAGTGCATTCGAATCAGCAGGCGTAGCAGGTAACAGCGCACAGTACGCGAGCTT